TCGAAACAGGAGATTCAGGGTATCAAGCGCTTACCTACTCGTTGGTGTGCAATTTTTAAAAATTATCCTCAAATCATTATGACGGAGCGGAATATGTGGTTTGTCGGTCAAGGTTGCGACGACGACGATTAATTTACATTTCTTCAATAATTTCTATTACTACAGGGTCATCTTTTCGTATTTCTGTAAACTCTTTCTCTCCCAACGGTTTCACCCGCATAATAACATTCTTGTCTTGCTTTGCGTCGTCGTCGCTTCCAAGTGCATCAATATCAGGATCATACGCTATTCCAAGTTCTCGTGCATTTTTCATTTTTTCTTTTACTTTTTGCGTTTCGTACGGGTTAGTGCTGGTATTGGCTGGGTGTTCTGTATCTTGAACGACAATATGCGTCAACCCATTTGTAATTGGCGGTTTTGATACACCTGTCTCATTTTTATAGAGACCGTTGTATTTTTGTATAATATCTGCATCAATAAGTGGCGCTATATCGAATAAGTTTTTGAGGTCGGTTTTTATCAACGCCAACATATCTTTTGGATTTTGTCGCTGGTCTCTCGAAAGAGACAATTCAATCTGTATTTTATTGAATATTTGTGAGAATTGCAAGGAACAGATTCGGTGTCCTTCTGCCCGTTTCTGCAATTGAAAATAAGAATCTATACTTTTAATCACGCTCACAAATATTGACCCTGTACTCAGAATTATAAACATATCGTCATTTTGTATGTTCATACCGGTCAACAATCCAATCACGCTTGAAAGTACAATCACCGGTATATTGATGATGTTGCTTCTAAATTGGTATTTTTCATACGAAAGGTTATGCAATATCGAATATGATTCTGCTTGTTCTGCTTGATTCTTGAGCAGTTTCTCGAGTTCTTTGGAATATGTTATTTCTTGAAGAGGCATTTATATATATGAAATATTTTAATTTCCTCATTCCTCTCTTTTTTGGGAATGTAGGGTATGTAGGGTATGTAGGGTTTGTCCTCGTTTTTTACGGATAAGCGCCCCTTTTTTTTGTATGTGTCCCTTCCACTTTTTTTTAGAAAAAACAGGGTACAACCCTACATACCCTACATACACCATAACCCGTACCATAAAAAATAAGGGAATGGAAGGGAATGAGACGATAAATGGTCTGGCTGTAGGGTATGTAGGGTATGTTTTTCCCTACCCTACATACCCTACATTCCTTCGAAACTTAATGACTTAAGGAATGTCCCGATTTTATTTTCTACTTAAAGAATATAGGAAATGTCCGAACCTCGCAAGGTATACCCCTCGCAACTCGATCCAGCCAAGAGGCATCAATATTACGAGACCTTTTATGCTAAGCAGAAAGAGAAGGGGACTACAATTTGCCCCATATGCTACGGTAAGTATATGTACTTTAACAAAACTCACCACATAAAAGGTCAGCATCATTTACGAGCAGTTGCAGAAAAAAAAAGAGCAGAAGAAATGAAATCTGCAATTAAAAAGTTAGATCAGATATTCACAGAGGAAGAATTAAAGCGTCTACCATTATCGTCGGAAGCCGGTAGTGTTGCTGGTGATTAAAATCTAAAAATTATATTTTAACTTTTAGATTTTCGAAGACAACTATTTATAATTTTGGTTCATACATAAATCCATCATTTAACAATTTGATTTTTTGCAATCCTGCAATTATTTTTGGAATATCCATACTATATTTGATTCCTTTCTCCGTTCGCTTGTTGTCGATTATAATCTCTTCATCATTCTTCTTGAGTATACTTCCAAAACCCGTCTCCGTGAGGATTTCTGATTCTTTTCCGGGTTTGTTTTCAGCATACCATAATTTAAACTGCTCATACAATTCCCTCGAGAAATATTCCTTCTTCAACTCGCCCTTGTATAACAAACTAATCAAGAACTTCAAATGTATCGGTGCATTCATAAACTTAATTTCCCTGTATGCATCAGTATCCGGCACATTCGTTGAAAGTTCAAATGAATCCTTGTATGTTTTGACCTCATACTTCAAGTAGTGGTAGAAGTATTGAATAACCTCATCATCTTCAAGCGCTGAAATGAGGTTTTGGAAATATTCTTGGTTTCCACGCTTTTCAGGATTCACATCAAACACCGCCCAACGACGGTCTCCCTTTGAGATTGGAATAGGATTGCTATTGTTCGTACACATAACATAATTGCAGTAATCATTAACTGTATACTGAGCAACCGACTTTTTGTTCACATTCGTCTTCTTTTTCGTGATTTTGGATTTCAAAGTATCGCTATTCTGATGATTTGCTTTGCCTGACGCTTCTTCGACAAACACCAAAAGTTTACCCTCGAATAAACTATTGAATGAGTTGTATAGTTCAGCATTATCGTCAACAAAGTAAGCATATTTTTCTCCAATCAACCTTGCACACAATCTTTCGAAGAATTGATTCTTTCCTGTTCCACCACCCTCCGACAGCAGACCTGCTTGGTCTCGAAACAGTAAACTAACTTGAGTTTTCATATATGGGTGTTGTATGATAAACGCCAACCATTTAATCAGATATTCTTCGTGTCCACCAGTCAAGTAATGCATATGTTCAATCAGGGGTTGAATCTTTTTATGCATTTCCGCCTTGCTTTCGAATACAATCTTATCTTTGATTTTCTCAACCTCGAATCCATCAAACAAGTTATAGATGCGTTTGGGTGATTCACTAAGATTTGGATTGAAATCGATACGGTCATACACGACACGATTTGGGTCAGCAACATATTTATCAAGAAATGGAACATTCTTATATTCACAAGTTTTCATATCCAATTCCCATATACGCCAATTTGCAAACTTCAATTTCGCTTGTCTTTCGGGCATATATTCGACATACCCGTCTTCGTGTACGGATACGAATGTTGCACCAACTAATGCGTTGTTCTTCTCCCACAATACTTTTTTGTATTCATAACTATCTGGGTCAACCTTCTTCGGCTTCCAATTGTGAGTAATTTCCTTATTTTCAAGTTTCACATCATACCCTACAAACTCTTTAATCATTCTTGCTCCGCCTTCCAACAATTCTTTTGGAAACTCGATTTCGCCTTCCAATTTCTCGACATAACCTCCGTCGTGAATAAACACAGCCATATAGCGTTTGTTGATTGTTAGATACTCACTAAGACACATCAACATACGGCGCTCTTCGGTTTGGAAAATCAAAGACATAAGTGATGCGAGATAATTCTCCTTCTTCTTGATTGGTTTCTTCTCTTTTCCAGTTTTGAGGTCGTGGTACTGCGGGTGTTTATCCCATACAGTTTGCATCAAAAGTGCAACCTCTGCTTTCAATCCCTTCACATAAGTATACCCTTCTGGCGTAATTACGCCTTCGACATCTTTCAGATAGAATCCATAATCTCTTGGTTTGTCGCCATATAATGTTTTCAAAAACTCATTCTTAGCACGGTCTCGATTATCGGGGCAAACCATCTTCAATCGTTCCTCCCTATTTTCACAATAATCACGCAGTTTGGTATGTTCGATATCATACTGTTCACAAAACTTCAACGCAATTTTGTAATGTGCATTCGCAATATCAATATCCCAGTAATTCTTCTTCGCCAACGGATTTCGAATCGTCCAAGTCCAATTCGCCATTCCCAAATTATTCTCGGCGAACAATCTGCCGAGTTTGTACTCCTCACAACCCTCGCCAAACTTATATACAACATTTGTCTCTCCTGCTCCACTTTTTCGCTTGTAGTATGCACTTGTTGTTTTTCTGTCTTGAATGCTGTACGCTTCGTCAGCAATTATGCTCTTAATAACATCTTCGTCAAACTTTTCTCGTCTAACAATCGGGTAGTTGGGTTCGCTAAAGCCAATCAGTCGCTTAAACATCTTCGTTGGAATCGTTGTTATAATATACACAGAGATTATATTTATGTTGTTTTTTCGCATAAATATAATTATTCAATTTTTTCCTAAATCAATTTTCCTAAATCTAAAAATCCGGAAAATAATCTAAAATCAAACATTCAGTTTTTCGATTTGCTTAATTGTTTCTTGAATGAGTAAAATTGCAGTTTGTGGACTGTCGTCAAGTAAACTTTTGATTGCACTTTTGATTATGCAAACTTTGTCTAAATGATCCTTGTATTTTACTAAATCTTCGGGAGTTAGGTTTTCTGCGAACTTGTGCTTGTAATATTTATTCTTTCCAATCTTTCGTACCTTGTCTGGATTGAGTATACGATAGTTTCGCATATATTCGTTATACTTTTCTCTTTTCAAAATCTGTTCATTCTCATCACTTGACGACATATTATCGAGTGGTTTCTTTATATACTATAATATTATTTTTTTATGTAGTTTTTGAACATAATGTTTTCCTAAAGTTCCACAAAAAAAAAGTAATCTACAAAGTTTAGGAATAATCTAATTCGTTAAATCCAAAAAAATCTTATATTCGTTTATTATAAATATAATGTGTACAGTCGCTATTCAGCAAAAATCAGCATTCAACAAAGATTACGAGTTTGGTCGTCAATCTGAAACTACGGTATTGGATACCATCAGAACCTTTTTTAATGATTCAACAATCACACCTTCAACCGACAAGTTCGACCGGTATGACTTCACAGGCGCTGGTTGCAAGTACGAATTGAAAACACGCAGATTAACACGCGATAGGTTTGCAACAACTATGCTTCCACTTGGAAAATTATTGAGCGAGAATCCAGAAAATAATATATTTTTATTTCAATTCACAGACGGATTATATTATATCCGATACGACAAGGAAACATTTAGCACCTTTAATATCGCCCCGTACTGTCGACAAGATAGAGCAGGATTTGATGCAGAACAAGATTACATTTATATACCCGTTAATCTATTAACAAAGATTATTTAGCGGAAAAATCTCACTTAAAATTATCTCAGTATATATATATACCATAAATACTGAGATGACCGACTTCGAATCAAAATTGGCTGAAAAGTTTAGCGACAATAATATTTCTGCAAGTTCACAGAAATTGTATTTTACAAATCTTCGCCGACTGAATGATCAGCAACCACTCACTTCTTTTAAGTTCCTCGAGAAACCGGAGATAATTGCGGAGAAGTTGAAGGACTACAAACCCACTACGCAACGCAATTTCTATATTGCAATCGTGAGCGCCCTGAATATCGGAGGTGATGCCCCTAAGCATAAGAAACTGTACTCAAAATACTACGACATTATGCTTTCAAAAAATAAGGAAGTGAAAGAAATCAAACACGACCCCGAGACGCTTCCAAAATGGGACGAAATTACTGAAAAACGCAACGCTTTAGAAGGTCAGGTCTCCGCTTTTGCAGATTCGAAACAACTCACGCCACTACAGTATGAGACCTTGCTCAAGTGGGTTGTGGTGTCGCTGTACACGCTCCAAGCACCTCGTCGCAACGGTGATTATTTGAATGCTTTTATTATCGATAAGAATACCGGCAACATTCCAAGCGACCGAAATTATATTACACTCAAAGACCCGCAGGAGTTCGTGTTTCATAAATACAAGACGGATAAAACATACGGAACGCAAGTTGAACCGGTTGTTGCAGAATTGAAGCGTGTATTGAATATTTACTATAAACATCACCCACTTCTGAAAAATGGTAAAATGCCGAAAGGTATTGAATCTGTTCCTTTCCTTGTTTACGCTGACGGTGATAGAGTATCACAAATGAACGCAATCACACGCATTCTGAACTCAGCGCTTGGTAAGGGAACGGGGAGTTCAAAATTGCGACACGCTTACCTGACGGACAAGTACGGAAAGGTGAGCGAGGAACAAGCGGAAGATGCACAGAAAATGGGGCATAGCACAGCACAACAAAAGGATTACATCTACACAAAATAAAAATACATTTTTTATATTATAATATTTTATTATCATAATATAAAATGCCCTACCAGATTAGAAAAGTAGACAAAGGTTGGAAAGTTTTTACGAAAGGAACTGACCGTTCCCACAGCAACAACCCTCTACCTTTAGCAAGAGCAAAAGCACAGTTGAAAGCATTATATGCAAATGCAGACGAGAATGAACTCAAAGGCGGAATGATTGGCGGGTTTGATGATGGAGATTTCGAGAGATTGTTTGGAATGTACGGAGGCGTAGAGGATAGAGAGGAGGAAGAGGGGGAAGAAGGTGATCCACAATCACAAGAACTCGTCAAACCAAGCGACCTCAAAGATTTTGATGTTGAAGATGCAACTGGTGAACCAGAGTATCTGAAAATAGCGAAACAGTATGCGAAAAGAGCCGGATATAAAGATTGGAACTCGTTGAAGTTGGCGAATGATGGTAAACATAAACTCGAACTACGTGGAGTCAAGTTTGGAAGTATTAACAATAACGATTATATTATTTACAGGCAACATTTCCCGTCGATTGCAGATACAAAACGTAAACAGTATTTGGCGAGGGCGTGTAAAATCAAAGGTAATTGGGCGAAAGATAGATATTCTCCAAATTATCTTGCAATATCGATTCTGTGGGACGGTAGTAGCAAGAAAGGTGGTGATTATGATTGGGCGGGTTTGGTGGGTAGGATAGCACAAGATGGATTAAATCAAGTAGGAGATTCAATTTCGGATTTCTTCAAGACACCTGAAGAATTGGAAAAAGAAAAACAACGCAAAGAAGCGTGTAAAATCTGTAATGAAGGGAAGGTAGGAGGTGAAGAGAAAAAGATGAACTTTCGCAAAGATGGTGATGACCCTCGTAATTGGGGATATGATGAAGAAGATGATACACCGGTCAAAATGCCGGTAGAACCAGAATACCCTGAACAACCACAGTTTGTAGGCGACCCTTCCCAATTTAAACCGCTAATGTATATGGTGGGTGGCGCTATACCTATCAATAAAAAACTCTACGAAAAAGTAAAAGCGGAGGTGTACCCTCGATACAAGAAACCGTCGGCATACCGATCAGGAGCAGTTGTGAAACGATACAAAGAACTTGGCGGAAAGTTCAAAGACAATAACGGTAGACCTCTTGCACGTTGGTTCAAAGAAGAGTGGAAAGATGTCGGCAACTGGGGTAAGGCAAACTGGGGTGCTTTGCCCCCGTATCCTGTGTATCGCCCAACCGAGCGTATCTCAAAGGAAACACCCTTGACCCCCGAAGAGATTGACCCAGAAAATCTCCAACTCCAAATCGCAGAGAAGCAGAAAATCAGGGGCGAAAAAAATCTAAAACCCTTTGAAGAAAAATCTGGAAAAGGACGGTGTTGTTTTAATTCGAAAACGTGCTGGGGAACGAAATCGTACCGCTTCAAAGAGGGCGAAAAGTCGGCAAATGCAGAGGGGCGGAGCGTGAAAGTGAGAGGCGGGAGATTAGCACAGACAGACACACAAGAAGAAGAGGAAGCAAAAAAGATTCTGAACAAGGTTGCAGGAGAAGGTAATCCTGTAATTAAAGATATTAGTGAAACGCCTATGGGTGATGATAATATTCGCCAGTATCTGCCGGGTGCAAAGGTATTGAAATATAGTGAACTTGCAGATATTGATAATATCGAGGAATTATTGCCTCGTCCAAAGACATATTTCTTTTTGCTTTATGAGTCATCATATAATAGGGGACACTTTGTCGTTGTGAATCGATATATCGACAACGGCAAAGATACAATTTGTTTCTTCTGCTCCTACGGAAGCAAGATCGACGCTCCGCTGTATTGGAACTCGCAAGGAAAAAATAAAGAATTGGGTCAAGACCAACCGTACCTGTCGCAACTTTTGCAAAAATCAGGCAAGAACATTCAATATAATAGAGTACAGTATCAATCGAAGAGGTCGCCGGTTGCAACGTGTGGTGCATTTGCGACGCTCTGGATAAAAGCAAACCTGCGAGACAATATGAATCTGCAAGATTTTCACGATTGGATTTCGGAGATTAAAGAAGAGACAGGATTATCTTATGATGCAATTGCCTCCAACGCCATTTCCGCCCGTTAACCTATGCCTGTAGGGAATGTAGGGTTGAGGGCGTTTTTTATCGTTTTTTGAAATCGTCATATCCAATCCATACTTTTTTGTCGGACTCAGAAAAGTATAGATTTGACCTCAAACCCTACATACCCTACATACCCTACATACTCTAAATCTCCTGTCTACGAATACCTCCTTGAAAAAGAGGATTACGCCAAGTATGTTCTGCTAATAAATCTTTACCCCATAAAACAGCAGGTATAGAAGCAAAAGGAGTTCTAACATCAATCCAAGAAGAAGATTGTCGCACTTCAGGTTTCTTCTTTGCCCTATAACCAAATAACTTATAGAGTGGGTCGCCCGAAGCATAAACACGATCATTTTCAATACTGGTGTTTGATAAATCCTGTAATTGTATTGCAGGATTGTATGTTCTTGCTTTCAAGATGAGACCTGCTTTCAACCACTCGTCGAGTATTGCTCCGGCGAGTGAATGCCCTGTTCCATAATAATAAAACTGAGAAGGAACATAATCTTTCTGAAAATGGAGAAGAACGTTGGTATCCAATTTATAACGGTCTGTATCTCGAATCGTGTTTAAAACAACGGGCAACCACGCCATAAAATCTTGAAAATCTGCAGTTCCCCGTACACCAAGAACAATAACTGGATAATCTATTTTCTTGAATATCTTGAGCGTGGGGGTTTGTTTTAGCAAAGTGAATCCGTCAACATTACCATCAAAGTTCTCAGCGTACGACGCTCCTGCAATTTGGTAAAGTATCGACTTATCCGGTAATTGCAAATTAGGGTCGGGAGTATTTACATCAACACTCATTTTCTTTTATATATAAAATAAGAAAATAAAAATCTTGTATTATCTATATATAAAAGAAAAATGTCTCTATCAAGTGCAATAGATGCAAATAATCCAGATGTGATTTATCGTGGAAAGTTCTACCCTGATCTAATCCCTTTCGAACACCCTCCCGCACAACAAGGACTGGGGAGCGTTCTTCAAGTCAATAGTTCAGCATTCATTCCAGGCACAACTACAAAACAAGATGCTACTGATTTTGACCTTCTTGGTTGTGTTAAGATTGAGACAGGTACAGTAGGAATGGGAAATCAACCTGCCCTCATAATAGGTGAACCGGGTGATATTCTTCAAATCAAAGGTGGAACTGCTCTTGGTTCTCTGCTTGTAGGTAATGGCGCTGATACAGAAGAACTTGTTGCAGGAGCAAACGGGTTGGTACTTACGACAAACTCCTCTGCACCTCTTGGATTAGAGTGGGCGATAGGTGGTGGTGGTGGTGGTGTCGCCTCTGTATCTGCTGGTAATAATATCACAGTATCAGGCACAGCAACCAACCCGATCGTTGCAGTCGCAAACCCGCTCAACGCAACTCTTAATCTTGGAACACAAAATACAACAGGAACGACTGGGGCATTAACATACGACGACGCAGTTTCAAATAATAAAGGTGTTCTCGGTGCTATTAGTTTAATATTGAGCGACAGCACTTTTGCTACTGGCGACCAAACACAAACAAATAAAAGTGGATATTCAGCAATAGGTTCAACTGATACAACAATTCTATCAAAAACAGGATTATCAAAAACACTTGGAGCAACAGCACTCACGCTTTCAAGTTCGACTGCCCCTATTCAAATCACCCCTAATGCTGGAACGAGTTGTAATGTAAGTATTAGTGGAGCAGGAAACTTTCAAGTCAATCAAACCAGCACAGGCGGTGCAAACCAACCCGCAACCAGCGTCATTAATACCAACGGCGGAGCAAATCCGGTTCATCTTGACTTGTATAAAAACTCGCCCAGTCCAGCAAATAACGACGGTATTGCTGGTGTCTCCTATCACGCTAATAACGCAAGTGGTACGAAAATCGAATATGCTCGTATACAAGCAGATCAGCGAGATATTACCGCAGGAAGCGAAAATGGAAGTGTGAGCGTTTACGTTGCAACCAACTCGGCAACACCCGCAGAATATATGCGTTTTAATGGAACTACAAACACAACAGAAATGTATAAATCGGTAGAAACGAGGGGCAACTTCTTACAGAATACAACCGCAGGGAGCGGACTTACTCTATATCAGTCGGCAAACTCGCAGAATATCACGCTGAATAATGTAGGCACAAGCGGAGCAATCAATCTTCAAACTACAAGCGGAGGAATTAACCTTACAGCAAATCAATCTGTAAGTATTGTCGCTTCTGTTGGAACAATAGGTTTAACTGCTTCTTCTACTGACGGCGTAAAAGTCGCACAATCCGTAGGAGCAAGGACACAACTCCGCACCACAATTACCCCTCCTTATCCTTCACAACCAGTAGAGTTCTTCCCAGCAGTTCATATTGATAATGGTAATTCTTCAAGTATCGCTATAGACACCCCGAAAGTTCAATACCAAAATCTCGTTCTAATGAATATGGGTATTTCACCTGCTTCTTTATGGAGTGATATTGGAAGTGCAAACGGAAGTGTGGATAGTATGTTTGTAGCGGGTGGTGGGTATGTTTGGTTAGGTGTAGGTGGTAATGTGTATATCACCGATACAGGATTTTCAATTATTTATCAAACTATCACATTAGCAGGTTCAAGTAGCGGTGCTGGTTCTCCAAGAGCATTAGCATTTTGGGAAGATGGTATATATGTATATATTGGAGGTGATTTTCAAAGCGTAAACGGAAACGCTCAACCACAATATGGACTTACTCGAATCTATCTCGGCGGTGGTGCTGGGTTTTATGTAGAAGACCCTATATATGATGGTTCTTCGGGTGCTTATGGTGTGAATGGAACTATTGAAGCGTTGGCGATATTTTCGGGTATTCTTTATGCTGGTGGGTCATTTAATTCTTTTGCTGGTGGTGGTGGAACAGCAGATTATATCTTTCAAGTTCAAAATCAAACAGGAACAGGTGGATCGCAGACATATACTATCAATTTAAATCTCTCAACAAACTCATCTGTATATGCTCTAACGCCTTATGGTTCATACTTGTTTGTGGGTGGTAGTTTCAATTCCCCGTACAACTATCTCGCAACATACGACGGGTCAAACTGGAATAATGTAGATGGAAACTCTTTTAATGGAGCAGTATATTCAACTTGTAATTCATCATTAGGGTCATACCTATTGGTTGGTGGTAGTTTTTCTCATTCAGGTCATTCTAACCTGTGTTATGTAGATGCGAACACTCCAACAAATCCTTCTATCTCTGCTGGTATATCACCTTCTTCTTTGTATAAGAATAGTGTATATGCGAGTGGTTATGATATGATACAAACACAAACCACAGATGTATATAAATCAACTTCATTCCAAACTTGGACTACATTTGGGCAATCAAACGGAGGGTATACTCCAAGCACGATTTTTGTTTATAATGGAAATCCCTTTGCTTCATATAGCAATTATTCTTTTGTAAGAACAAATGTAGTAAATCCTCAATCAGCAACCTTCTCGTTGCCTGGCGCACTTTTCTTATATGGAGGAGTAATGTATCAAAATGCAACCTTCGCAACAAAATATTCAGCACAGGCATTCGTCGCTGACTCTACGGCAAACTATTATATTCCAGTTGGAAATCCTATATGTAGTTTCAGTTAATCAAATATTCATTAAAATATAACAAATTATAATCTTGCTATACTTTAAATAAGAGATTTAGAAGATGTCTATATCGAACATAATAAATAAAGCGACTGGTAAGATATACGACGATTTAATCCCGCAAGGTGGCGGTATTAACCTTGATAAAGGTCAAATCATCACAGCAACCACTCAAAATGAAGTTGCTTTCCCTGATGTTCCACCAGCAAACGGAACTGTTCTCTCTTACGACTCAACAACTGATACAGGATTAAGATATATTGCGAACAACCCTACCGCATTAGCACTTAATTACCAGGAACTATTTTCGGCAACAGCAGGAAACAATATCACACCAGTTCCTGCCCCCGCTCAAAACAATTATGTCCTGACGAGTGATAATGATGTAGCAAACCCAACTGGAATGGTTTGGAAACCTGCGACAGGTGGTGGTGGTATTCTTCAAACAAAAGCACCCCTTTTTGAGGACAACACTACAAATCCGCACACAATCGGTATTAATTTTACTGCGAGTGTTGGAGAAATACCTTATGGAAACGGGACAGCACAAGAGGGGGCATTAACAGTTGCCCCTAACCCTGCTTCTTCTAATCAGTTTTTAGGTACTGTAGCCGGTGTTCCTACTTGGAAAGATATAGGTGCAAGTGGTTCGATAGTAGGTGTTGCTCCAATCACAGAGTTCGCTGGTGCGGGAAATGAAAGTAAAATTGCTATTAATTTCTCGGCAGTCAAGGGTGAGATTCCTGCTGGAAATGGTACAGCGACACAAGGAGCATTAGTTCCGCCACCAGCGCACGACGGGTATGTTCTTAAAGCAGACGCAGGTGAACCAACAGGACTTATTTGGTCTGCTGTGAGCGAGACAATTACAGCACAAACACCCCTATTGGTAGAAGAACCACAAGCAGGAGACCCTACAATTTCAATCGCATTTACAGCAGTCAAGGGTGAGATTCCAGCAGGGACAGGAGCATCATCAATAGGAGCATTAGTCCCTGCACCTCCTACGGACGGATATGTTCTTACAGCAACTTCAGCAGAACCAACAGGATTGAAGTGGTTGCCGGGTGGATCGCCTTCAGCACAAACCAATTTCTTTCCGCTTACATATCCTCCAGCGCCCGGTACGCCGTTTGTTGCTTCTGGTTTTGATGTTATTCTCCCGCCACCAAACACAATAGGCACATTCACACAGAACGAGCAGATTACAATTATGAATTATGAACCTACATCAAATCCATCAGGCAATAGTTTCGCAATCGCTCAATCCAACTTCGAGGATATGACTGCTTTTTGGACTGGAAAAAATACTGGTGGTTTTGAGAACTTTGCATATTTTACCACAGGGACGAATGGTGCGCCAGTTGAAGATGTTATTGATTTGTATACCTGCCCTCTACCTTTAAGCGGTCAATCAGTCGCAACCCCTATTGCGTCTTTACAAGTAGCACCAAATCAACTTTGTCGCTGTAATGGTATAATTAGAACAACACAATATCTCTATATTTATGGTAATTTTACAACTGTAGTTGTTCTACCCTCCACAACTATCACAGATGTAGGAGGCATTATTAGGTATAATATGACGACAGGTGTGTTTTCGAAGTGCGGAGGTGCAGTTGGTGGTATATCTACTACTATTGCTGGTGTTAATCCTCCCGATATTTTTTGTGCTACACTTTGCCCTACTGTTGATGGACTTTTCGGCAACTACGCCTCGCACCCAAGAACTATGGTTCTCGGTGGAACATTCAATATTGTCGCCAGTAATTCTTTATCAATCCCTTATATCTGCTTCTATGATGAACCCAGCGATACATTTTCGATCTTGGGTGATGGTGTAGGTGATGGTATAACCGCACCAGCACAAACAACAGTCCAAACAATTCAACTGAAATATGGTATTACCTCTTTGCTATATAATCCAGCGAACAACGCATTATGGGTTGCTTTCAATAATCAAACTTTCACTTGGACGACAGACGGAGGCAGTCAAACCTTCGCACAAGATAATTGTGTAGGTGGGTTTATTTGGAAAGGTGGTGGTGGATATTCACTCGGTATAGATATTGGAACAGCAGGACAAATTACTAATCCACAGAATCTTTATTTTGCGAATGGTATAGTTAGGTCGGTTGCAACTGGAGCATACTGGTTGTGTATTGGTTTTACTGATACTGTGGGTCAACCAGGCGGATTTAATTGCTGGTGGAAAGATTTGGGAACACCTAATACTAACCCGCTTATTGCCCCGAATGATACTACAACACCTCCACCACTTCAAGTAGGGTCAGGTGGAGCAGATATACCAAACTCACTTCAGTATACTTATGGAGGGCGAACAGACGGGTCTTCTTATGTAGCATTTATGAACTTTCAAATCGACCCGCAACCAAACGGTACAAGCACTTTAATATGGGACGATTTTGCAGGTGTGGGACAGGATACAGTAGCGCAGGTTAAGGGAACACCTGAAACTGCGAGTTTTGGTGGTTGCTTTGCCTTTCAATATCTACGCCCTGTAGGACAAACTGGTAGTTGGACTTTCACAGCAACCAGCGAGAACTTTTGTGGTCTCAACACCTCACTTTTACCTGCTTATTGTTTAGTGTTTAATGTTGAAAGTCCTACTTTTTTTATTCAAAAAGATTTAGAAGACCAAAATGTAGGTGTCTTACTTTTTGCCGGAAATGGCGTTCAATATATAATACCAGGTCAACCTACAGGAATAGCATTTTCGGTCAACTTCAAACAACAATATACATCTCTTCAATTGGTGGTGGATAAAGTGGCGGATATTTATAGGGTTATTAATCTATATGGAGATTTAGAGTTCTCAAAACAATAAGCGACAATTTAGCAAAAATATTATCTGTGCATTAATTATAAACGAAAATAAAATGTCGATTTCTTCTCTTGCTTCTTACAACGACGGCGCAGGTTCATATCCTATCGTTATTCAGCAGGGCGTGATCACTAAGGTCGCCAATACTCCCCTCGTTGTACCGTGCACCGGTATTCTTGCAACTGATGATGTTCTTCTCACTTGTCTAACCAGAACCGCTTCTACCGCCAACGTTGGTGGTGTTGAAATCATCACTATTCAGGCAGGAGTATCTTTTACTGCGACCTCTGCTGATGCTGTGTTTGCGGGTTCTTATGCATACCAAGTCCAGCGTTCCTCTGCTCGAACAGTTAACGCTCCTTAAACCTTTAGCAGTCCTGTAGGGAATGTAGGGTTGAGGGTGTTTTTTATCGAATATTTCAATCGTCGTTTTCAATCCATACTTTTTTAGAGAGTCCAGAAAAGTATAGATTTGACCCCAAACCCTACATACCCTACATACCCTACATTCCCATACAGTCCATTAGATTATTACCATCATAAAATGGATTATTACACGAATAATATAGAAATACGGTAAAAATCTAACCATTTTACATTATAATATGTAAAAATAATATTATTTTTACTGTAATAACCTATTTTGAGTAGATTTTTACGACCTTTTTTAGATTATTACACGAAATCGAGCGAAAAAGGATTATTACAAGGATTATTTAGGCAAATATGCAACTTTTTTATATAAACATATGGTATAGGCAATATGACTCAACCAACGCAGATATATTACGATCTCAGCGTCGTTAACAACGTACAAACATCACAGACACAATCTCAAACATCACAGCAAAACCGTCTGACGTTTACTGAGGTTAGGAGCAGTCCGATCCTTGATAATCCCTCGGACTACTTTCTCTCGATTGTTCGATTTAGTTTAGACACACAGGGTGGTATGCCCCTCTTCATTCCACAGATAGATTTAGTGCAACCTATACCTCAACCAAACGAAACTGTGTACTTTGTGAGTATTGAGTATAATAATGCATCACTACCAGCAGAACGGTTGATTTCAAAGAAAAGAGTCCTTTATGTACCACAGTCAAATATTTATTCCGCTCCCAATACTCTTAACCTTGAAAGTATAACATCACCGTACTATTGGTTGAACACTTTTCAGGCGTTTATCTGTATGGTAAATGAGGCATTAGAAGATGCATATAATGATGTTCTTGCTCAGGCAACATTAGCAGGTATTACTCTTCCTGCTAATTGGACAACCGCTCCTCTTCCTATCCCATATCTTTTGTGGGACAATCAGCGCTCTATTGCTACTTTAGTTGCACAAACGCCAATATTCGAAGGAGATTGTTTAGGAGGAAATACTCCGGTTGTTGGAGGTGCTACCGGATTCATATACTTTAACTCCCCTCTCTATCAACTCTTTAGTTCATTTCAGGCGTTTCATAATTATACCTATTTGCCCAATCCTCCAACGAATAATGACGGAGAGGCGAATTATATGATTAACGTGTACAACAAAAAAGGAGGAGCAAGAAACAATTTTTACGCCGTCGACGCAAGTGGTGGTATATTATACCCTTCCTTGTTTATGGAACAAACATACTCGACCGGTGCAACCCTTTCCCCGATTCAATCCCTCATCTTTACGAGTTCACTTGTACCTATTCTACCACAATTAACGGGTGTTCCAAGAGTATTGACCAACGTGAATGGCGATTCTGGACAGAATGATAACTTGACCAACGAAATTACAGATTTAGTAGTTAATTTAGAGACAGGAACGGAATATTTTCCCTCAGTCCTATATTTACCGACGGCGGAGTATAGATTGATTGATTTGCAAAGCAATTCCCCGCTTTACGGTATTCAAATTAGCGTGGCGTGGAAAGATGTTTACGGAATTACCCACGATTTCTATTTACAGAACGGGGCAAACTGTTCTCTGAAGATATTATTTAGAAAAAAAGATCAAGGAGTTTATTAAAACACTTTTAGGAAATAAAGCGATAAATACATTTTTTTTTATCTTTGCTATAATTATAAACGAAGATAAAATGGCGAGTGCTGATTTTGAGAAGATTTGCGTCCAAGACGACTTACTGTTGACCACGGACAAAGTTCGATATGCGGTATTTAAGGGAGCACAAAACATTACCCCCTCCCAATACAACGCTATTTCTACAAGTACTTCAAGTATTACCTATAATATTCAGTTGCCTTCGGAGAGCACGGTTTTTAGCAGACGCATTATGGTCGAGACGGATATGACTATTTCTTTTTCTGCGACACCTCTTGCTACTATGCCTGTCGGTCAGACCGTGGTTAATTTAGGATATGCCTCTTCAATTGGTGCTTTCCCTTTCCACTCGTGTTGCAACACGATTCAGGCAACTATCAACAACAACACCGTTTCTCAGAACCAGCGTGATATTCAGTTTCAGTTGCTTCGTTTTGGCGACCGCCGTGAAGTTGCTCGTTATAACAACGCTACTCCTACCCAGTATGACTCTTACTGGTCGTACACCGGTGCTCTTGGTGCTAACAACAACCCCAACGGCGCTTGGAACGACAACGCTTTAGATCAGGACTTTCAGGCGAGAGGTGGATTCCGTGTTATTGCTATTACTGGAAATGACCCCAAGTTAAATGCCGGTGATACTGCCGTCCGAAACATCACTATTCGCTTCCTCACTCGTGAACCGATTATGATGTCTCCTTTTCTCTGGGCAGACCCTGAGCGTAATAATCAGGGTATGTACGGTGTGCAGACCCTTAACTTCGTGTTCAACTTGGGTTCTGCTAACCGTGCAATTCGTCTTGCTCACGGTCAGGCGGGTACTGCTACTGCTACTGAAGCGGGTGCTTGGTTCTCCACTACCCAACCTGTCGTTTCTGCTATCACTTCTTCTCGTCTGCTTATGCTCTTCCTTACTCGCCAACCTTCTAACTTGGTGTCTGCACGAAATGTTGTGCCTTTTGCCGAGTATCCCCGCTATCTTACCAGCGTTTCTCAGGCATTCGCTGTTGGTGAGACCAAAGAGCAGACCTTTCAGAGTATTCAGTTGAACTCTGTCCCCGATAAATTGATTATCGTTGCTCGGAAGAAACTTGCCGACCAAACTCCCGCTGATTCTGACTCCTTTCTCGTCATCAAGAAAATAAATATTTCATTCAACAATAAAGCGGGTCTTTTGAGCGGTAGTGATACGTGGGATCTGTGGCGTATGTCTGTTGAGTCAGGGAGCAATCAATCCTGGAGTGAGTATATTGGGAGTGCATATCAGGGAAGCCAAGCCCCACCCGCTACTGCTACTGCACTCCCTACTGTGCTTCCTCTCTGCGGTTCTGTTCTTGCACTCGAGTTCGGTAGGCATATAGAACTCGACGACGTTTTTGCCCCCGGCTCAATCGGAGCGTTCCAATTGTTGTTCAAAGTTGAATTGGAGAATCAGACCGGTCTTGCTATTGCTTCTAACGAGTACGAACTTGTGCTGATAACTATGAACAGCGGAGTATTTTGTATCGAAAGAGGCACTTCACAGACGTACACGGCAATTCTTTCTCGTGCCGACGTTCTTGCCGTTTCATCTCGTCCCCAGATGTCTAACTCTGGTCTTGCCCGTATCGTTGGTGGTGCAGTCGAGGACAAGGTTAAGATGTTGGCGAGACCTTTGATGGAGGCAGTCGGTATGGGTCAGTCCGGCGGTGGTCTGTCCGGTGGTGGTGCTTCCGGCGGTGGTCAGTCCGGCGGAAAGATGGCGAAACATTTGGGTATGTAAATCATTTAAAAACAACTTTAGTAAATAATATGAACTGAATAACGGTTCAATAAAACCGGCTTGGCGCAGAGGAAGCGCGTGGGGCTCATAACTCCAAGGTCGTACGATCGAAACGTACAGCCGGTAATTTAGCAATAATAAGCAGAAATATTATCTTTGCTTATTATAGAAAGATGCCTATTAAACTTCCTCGTCCTCCTATTAAACCGGTTGTTGATTTAGCAAAAAGGGTTCTACCGGCATTATGCCCCAACCCTAACGTTTCTATTTCGCCACTCCCCCCCAGAATTACCTTTGGTTGCCGTTGAAAACTGCATTTTTCTCAAAGATTCATCATTTTTGAGAAAAATTAATAAATACCATCTTCACGCCAGTTTGCATTTGGGTAAGGATTCCAAACACCGCTCCGTTTCACGCTTTCAGGTGCAGGTTCAGGGTCATTCATACAAGGTGAACCAAATGAAACGTGTCGAAACCCTAAACGTTCAGCAGTACTTGCTTCCAATTTCTTTTTTAATTCAGCATTCTCCTTTTCTAAAGTTTCAATCTTTTTGTATAAATGTTGAACTTCATAATATGCAACTGTTCCCTCCATTTTAGAATAATAAGAGATTTTAATTTTTTATCAAGTTATCAAGAAATAGTATGATATTCGATTTTACAGTCGAAATGAAAAAAAATTGATTTGGATTTACGATTCATAATCTTATACAAGCAATCAAGCATAGCATTATGTCGAAAAACGGAGAGCGTATCATCACCCAAGACCGCATTCTGCCTGAGTCAGAGTGGAGTGAGGAAGTCAATCAGGCAAAGGCGTTCTTGGAGAAGGAGGGTTTTCAAGTCATTATGTGCGGTTCAATCGATATGGTTGGAGCATTCAATAATCACGTTCATCAGATTCGAGGTCTACTCGCCGAAAAGAAGATACTTCAGGCGGAACTTGCGAAATACAAAGAGGCATACCCCGACCCTGACCCTGAATCTGCAGACGAGTACAGCGAGGAGGAGGAGGAAGAGGACTAAGAGAGCGAGGTCGCTGACTGTACACTTCTCAAGTCGCCTATTATCGTTGCATTACACACGCAGTTATGTTTATAATACCCCTGCTTAGTGGAAAACATCTTTACATACTCGTAGAGATGTGTAAGCAGATTTTTTTCTTCAACAAAACTACTATTGTGGTGTCGCAAAGAGGATAGAGTCGAATTGCTGATACTGAAAGCGTGTAGTGTATCCTTCCAAATCTTATATTTGGCGTTGAGTTCACGCTGTGCTTTCAGATACTCCTCTTCAGTATACAGTTTCTTCTTGGAAATCTCTCGCAACTTGGCGAGTTCAGCGTTGTATTGATCCATAAACACTTTGTGATTTTTATCAATATCTGTATTGAGAATGCTGATATAAGTTGCAACTTTGTTTGCTTTTTCACTCTGCGTCTGCGGAACTCGAATCATCTTGTGAGTAGCAACCGATACGGGTAGTACTGCAGGGGCAACGGGAGGTGGCGGAGATACTGCTCGACCTTTGACGACTGGTGGTGGCGCTGGTTTTGCGACCGGTTTGGAGGACGCTGGTCGAGGAGGTGGTCGGAGGATTTTTTTAACTGCTTTGACTGCTTGTCGTATGCGTCTGCCTCCACGCAGGTCTTCGTCTTCGTTTGCAGAGAGGTCATCAAATCCGAGCGAGTAGTCCTCGGCATCTTCTGCGTTTGCGAAATCCAAATCGGTAGATGCGGATAATGAAACATCATCTATCGGCAAGGCGTATACACAGGACGCAGAAAAAAGTAGCGCTAAAAAACAGATTGCCTTCATTCTATTTGTTTTATATCTTATGCAGAGATTTTATATTTTGGTGCTTTCTGTTTTCCGGTAAATATCTTATAATTCTCATTCGTGATTCTGATAGGGTCGGGGTCTTCGTCCATATCTTTCGGTTTCTCCAACTCCCGAGCGTGTCCTTGACGGACTGAACCAAATATATCGCTAAATGGTATCAAACTTTCATCAACATCAAGGGCATTAGATGCAAGAGCGGGGCGAACGTGAATAGGTGGGTGTACACGTGAAAAGGGGTTAGGCATTCCAATCCTGCGTTTGAAGGGAGTCATTTCTTCAGCGTCGTCATAATCAACATTTCCACCGTACGACTCATACGGCATTAGGTCGTTGATATTGTTATTCAATCCATCATACACACCTCCGGAAAGAATCTGACCACGTTTTAAGAACTCAGCAGGAGCGTTAAACTCCATAATATAAGGCATAGCATTTTCACGTGCCTTCCTTCCCTGCGACATATCAACAACACGTGGGTCGCCTCTTGCGAGTTCTGCAAGGCGTTTGCGTTCTTCGAGTCCACCACGCCCAAACCCAAAGAAGTCCTTTGCTTTATCGGTAAAAGTACGCTGAAGACCGGAGGGTAGATATTCCTGAAAACGATCTGGAACAATACGAGAAGTAGCACGGCGTACATCACTCATAGTCGGCATATTATCCGCAACAGTATTGAACCAACCGCTTACTGCGTCTCCTGCTTGATTTGCCCAACCACTCAAGGTATCCAAAATACCACTACCACGCAAGAACTCCTGATTACCAAGACCGTACAACGTGTTTGCTTGTGCGTTATTTTGTTGACCCCACGCAACCCTAATCTGTTGAATGCGTTGAATCCAAGGAACAAGGTCATCTCGTGAAGCGTCTTCGGCAGATAAATCAAATGAACCGTCGGCTTGTGGTCTACGCATTTCATCTTGAAAATCTTGCGGTAAGGCACGAAAGAGGCGTAATGCATTCGCATCTGTGGGCGGTATAACTGCTCCGTCTAACTCTTCTAATGCCGTATAAGTATCCCAAACGGTCTGCTGTTGCTGTTGATTTAGTGAAGGAACTGGGAGGAGGGGTGCTTGTGCTAATGCTCCCCGAGTGCCTCCTGCGTCTGAGAATGCCTGTTGCTCTGCCGACAATTGTCGTTGTCCTGCTGGTACGATTGCTGGTGGGTTGAGGGGTGCAGGTGCTGGTTGCTGTTGAGGTGAACCAGGTTGTACTTGAGGTGAACCAGGTTGTAGTTGAGGTGAACCGGGTTGTGCAGGTGCGCCCCCTGGTTGCTGTTGCTGTTGCTGTGCCTGTTGCTCTCTAAGTTGTCGAAGATTTTCCCAAGCAACTTCAGCACGAGCAAAAGGAAGTGCCTGTTTAATGAAGTTCTTACTTGGTTGATTTCTTGGGTCAGCACTTGCGAATTGTTGTATATCTTCGTGAAGAGCATTTGCACTTCCTAACCTACGAGAATTAAAAGGTTCTGCTACTCCTTGTGCAGATCTATCTTGATAATATCTCTGCAACAATTGCATAACTTCATCTAATTTTGCTGGTGCTTGGGGAGGGCGTGGGGGCATAGGTACTGGTTGTGCAGGTGCGCCCCCCGGTTGTGCTGGTGCGCCCCCCGGTTGCTGTTGCTGTTGCTGTTGCTGTTGCTGTTGCTGTTGTTGTTGCTGTTGCTGTGCAAGTGCTTCTGCTTCTTGCTGTGCCTGAAGAAGAGGGTCTTGAGCAGGTGCAACCGGAAAAGGATTTCTTGCAAAGATTGTAGATTCGATTCGTTTTGCTTCAGCATATCGTTTAATCTCATCTTTGGTAAGATTGCTATAGATTGCGTTGCTCAGATTCGATTGCATATAGTCGCACGTTGCATACGATAGAGATGCTAATTCTCTGAACTTGGTAAATGCCGTTCTATCCTGATCACCACGCAAACGATTTGGAAATTGATTAAATGCCGAAGAATATAGCGTCGCTGTTTGTTTCAAAAGTTGTATCAAAGGTAAGAGGTACGTATTGTTCACACCGTTTGCAAAATCACTTGATGCCTTCATTTGAGGTGCGTAAAGTTGAATGTAATTTACGAGTTCATTATACGTCGCAATAATATCAGTCATCTTGAAAAAATCTGAACTGATGCTAATAAGACGAGCATCTGTGATTAAGCGTCCGGGTGCATTTCCCAAATTAAGTAATGTCTGAAGTTGACTATACAAATCGGTTTTAAAACCCAACAATTGCGATAATTTGTTCACAAAAGACCCAATCTTGAATGAAACACCAACATCTGCAGGAGACGGAGGCATCTGAGATTGGTCATACAGATTCGCTTGTCTAATTTCATTTTGGTACACTCGTCGATTAAAGTTTCTATCTGCATTATTCAAAGCACGACGCTCGGCTTCTCTGCTATCACCCTGTGATTGATCGCTTGTCTTTTTACTCTGACGAATAGGAGGGTCAGCACCTAACAGTTTCTTCAATCTGTCCATATTTTCTTATATATTACCTAAATATAAAAAAATATTGAGTTTTCGGGATATGTCTAAATTACATCTATTCAAAAAAATCCTTCTCTGCAACTTTTGCGGGTGGTTCAGGAGGAACTACATTTTCATCTTTTTTACGTTCAATAATCGCATTTTGTTCTTCCGCCCTTTTTTTTATTAACTCACTCAAAGCGAGTTCGTCGGACGACGGTTTGGGTACGCTCAGAGGTCGACCGGTTATCCATTTTAGATACTCAGCAATATAATAAAACATATAGGTTCGTGAGATTCGAGAGAATTGCTATAATCTAAATGAAGAAAATAAAAATCTCAAATTAAGCGATTTACCAAAGTTTTAATGAAAAGATAAACAGCAATATCAGCAACAGAAGGAAAAACATAGTAGAACACTCCACTTGCAATTGTCCACAACATTCTTTATACTATTTTCTTATATAATAAAATAAAAGGATTTAAAGCAAAAGAGGCAAAAACGGGGCAACACTTGAAGCAACGTTGCCCAAATCAGACCAGAAGTCCCCGCCTGAAACTCCTGCACCCCTGTACGTTGCCTTTGCATCTTTGAGCGCCTGTTTATAACTCACGCCGTGCTGTTTTGCGTATGCTTTAACGTGTTCAATCCATTTTGAAGCAGGGCGTTTTCCACCACTTGCACCAGCACCGGCTGGAGATGCGTTGACCTGAGGATTAGCGGACGCTAATTCGTCAACAAGGTTTCCTACTGCTTCAATCTGATTCAGAGATTCGCTGTTTCCTGCCTGACCAGCACCCTTGCGTTTCCTACCTCCCGTCTTGTACGGTTGGTTCACGTTGCTACGCTGTCTCAACGCCATCAACTCTGCACTATTTCCACGCACGGTCTTTCCTCCAGAAACCCCAGCGCCCACGGGGCGTTTAAAATCTTTACCTGTCGCCATATCGAATCCAACATATGGTGCGTTTACAGACATATCACCGCCCGACATTCCGGCGTTTGTGATTTTGTTAAAAGGTGGAATACCGTCGTTTGCAATCGCTCCGCCCTTGTAGAGTTGCTGTTTGCCTGAAAGAACTCGAGTATCCTTTGCACGTTGACCGCCCGACATTCCCTCACCCTTCTTGCCTGAGAATGCACCAACAACTTTACCAGCCACATCAGCAACCTTTCCAACCTTCTCAACAAGAGGCATCACTTTATCTAAACCGTCGCTTACTTTATTTACACCACTTTCAAGAAAATCGCCAACTTTGCTGAGTGCGTTGTTAACACCACTAATCATATCATCAATAAATGACCCGCCCGACATTCCAAATCCAGAGATGAAAGGTTCGAGATAAGACATATCAGGTTCTGCCTGACCGCCCGACATACCAAGACCAAGCAGGAGAGGAGCAAAAGATGCAAGAGTCGACCAATCGAAATCTCCTCCGCTCAATCCGCCTCCGCTCAATCCTAATCCGTGTAAGGACTTGAGTTCGTTCAGAATATTCATTCCCACCTGCTGACCCTCATCTGCTTCGGTCATACCTTTACCGTACTTGCTGTACAAGTCCATACCGGTCTTCACGTGGGGAGCAACAGCACCTGCAACATCTCCCACCTTTTTAATTCCGTCTAAAAGGTCATCAAAAAATCCACAACCAAGCAAGGCACGACCAACTGCTTTGGTTTTTTGAACAGACGAACTCTTCTTACCAAGACCTAAAAGCGGTAGAAAAGGTGCGACAGTAGAGGCAATATTACCGAGATCACTTAGGAAGTCCCCGCCTGAAACTCCCATACCGCTAATGTTCTGATTATATCCTCCAGATTGACCAAAACCGTAGAACCCTGAATCACCGTACGGTGTTCCGGTAGGCATAACTGCAGGGTGAAACATTCCGGTTGAGTTCAGGTCAGGATTAAGAATTGGGTGTTCGACATCAGAAACCTCGTCGCCACCGCTCAACCCCATACCACTTCTGTACCCTCCGCTCTGACCCGACCCACACCGACACGCTCCACGACGAGGACACCTACACGCCATTCCTCCGCTCTGACCTGCGCCTAAAAATGGAGCGACCGCTTGAGCAACCTGCCCGACCGGTTTCATAACGGACATAAAACCGTCTGCAAAATCTGACCAAAAATCCCCGCCTACTTCTCTTTGGTAATCGCCTTGACGCATACCGCCTTGAAGTGGACTCTGATACGCTTCATAAGCGTCGTGCTTCAAATTGCGAACATCAAATGCTTTTTGCTTGTTAGCAATAGCAATATTGTAAGGCGTTAAATACGTACTCATCTTTTGTTATAACATATATACAGAAAAAAATAAACCCCAATATTCCTTAATGTATTAATCTTTGGAAACTGAATATTCTTTAAATATGACTCCGCCTCCCGGATTATTGTCTACAGACCACAATCTCACGCTATAATTTTTTCCATCAAGCGTCCAATATACCCTTCTTGCATATTCGCTCTCACAATCAAACTCTGAAATGTTCTCAAAAGTTCCAAGATTTTCAGTTTTCAAGATGTGTTTCACAAGATCCGTGATATTTTCCTCGTATGTTTCCGACTTCGAGATGAACGACATTTTTGATTGGTTGC